TCTTTATTTCCTTACGGTTAACCAAATCTTGTATGTCAGTCAACATTAGGGGTCTGGTTGAGGAGGTTGTTAAGTATCCTAAATTGTCTTGTGGTTTGTCTGATATGTGACCAAAAGAGCGCCTTCTATAGATGTTGGAGTAGTTTAGTCCTTTAAGTCCAACTAGTAGTCCTGCTCCTAGTCCATTGATTTCGGGTATGACCAAACCTTTGTTGTACCAGAGGGCGGCAGAGGCAAGTTGTACAGCCAATTCACTTGAATCCATCTTTCCGTTAAAGGTAGCTACAACCTCCATGGTGCTCAATCTTAATATTGAGATGCTTGAGTTGTCGTGAGTTTGACCTACATCACAAGAAAGATAATAAGTCTGGCCTGGTTGGGGATGTTCCCAAACCCTCCACAAACCTCCAGGGTTTTCATCAATGTATGGAGGATCTCCAGGCATTAAGTAGCCGTGCTTGTCTGGTGGTTTCATCATGGATTTCATGTACCAATCCAAGACTATGGGATCAAAGAAGGGAGAACCGGAGGCAATAAAAGCCTCTTCGGGTGTAGAAGGATATTCTTGATAGAGCATTAGTGGATCTACAAACTCTTTCTTGATCTTTTCAAACTGTTCTTCACTGTAATAGTCTTGCCAACCAAAGAACCGAGGCTTAAAACGTGATTCTCCACGCTCTGCCATGTGCCAAAGTTTTTCGTAGTAGTTGCCAAAACCATTGGCTGTAGACTCAATAAAAATCATTCCACCATCAATGTCTACTTGTCTCATTGAGCCCTCAATGGTCTCTTGTGCTGTAAGTAATTCAGAGTCGGAATAGTGAGCACCTTCTGAGAAGTGAATTCCTTGTACGGTGCCACCACGCTCTCCTGTTCTTGCACTAGCAGTACCTATGTAGAAGTAAGAACCATTATGGCTTAATTCTATTTCGTTGTGGTTGTTTGTTTTTACAAAGCTTTTGAAACCGACCCCCTTCTTTTCACAATAGCTTTCAACAAACAGTTTAAAACGCCTAAAAAGCTTCTTGGTGGCTTCAGACTTATAGGATAGACACAAATACTGAACCGGGTCATCACTGAGAATCATGTGGGATGCAAAAATAGCTAGGACCATGCTTGACCACCCCAAACGCCTAGCCTTTAAGATCATTTCTCTGGCTCCAGCAAAGTTTTCTTCTTCTGAGTAATCATTACACAGGTCTTGATAATACTTTTCTTGAACGGGGCGGAACTTAAAAGGAACAATCTTGCCCTGTTTGGGCTCATCAATATCAAAATACTTCTCGATAAAAGCTTTGTGCTTCACTCAAATTCCTTTCTGTCTTTGTTAAAGTTTATTTGCACTAAAGTTGAAGGGTCATTCTCTTGCATGCCGTGATTGGTTTTCAATAGAAAGATGGCCATACCAACGTTGACTTCCTTGCCTCCATACATACCATCATCCATTAATTGTTGCTTTTGTTTGTTTAGTAGTTGTTCAAGGCGCTCTTTAAACTGGGGATACCTTTTACGCCAATCGAAAAGCGTCCTTCTACTAACCCCCAAATGCAGAGCCAATCCACCCATTGTGGGAAGAGACATGTTCTCTTTCCCAGTCATTGAAACGTATTCTCCAACCTTGTCGAGTACCTCGAGTTGATATTTGGTGGGCTGGCCGATAACACCCTTCACGTAAGGATGACCACCACAAAGAAAGTTCCAAACGCAAAACCACTAACAAAAGTCAGGAGGTTAAGATTTAAAATCTCTTTTTTAAGCTTCTTTAGTCTTTTCTCTATCTTCTTCATTTCTAGTCTCCCTATCTTTGCGTAAATGATAACCTATGGTGCCTTCAGACACCTCATACTTTCTAGCAAGTTCGGAAGTACTCATAGATTTCTTTAATTCTATAAGTTCTGCCCGAACGATGCCCTTGTAACGGGGGTTAAAATGTTTCATACTCAGAGTATATATTAATAGTAGTGGATGGTAAATTGATAGTTGCAATTTGCTGGGGATTTGGTTTAATTTATATGCTGATAGAGTCAGCCGGAGTAAGTAGTGTCACAGCCTCTAATCGGAGGTGTCTTGGTAAGACACTACACCAGCACCTCTCCGATTGGAGGTTTTTTTATTGATAATTTATGAGGGGGACGGTCTTGACTGGCCAGGTGTGGACTAGGCCCCCCGTCATAAGTTATTGACAATTAAATGAAGCGGTGGCGGAATAGGTAGACGCTACAGAGGGAGAGGAGCCTTTAGGATATCGGTGTAAATCCGATTGAAAGAAATATCTACCCCACTAGTAGACTTAGGGCATGCAAGGTGACTATACGAGTAGTCGGGGAGTTCTGTAAACATTACCTGAATCTCGGCAAATCCTTGCCCGCTTCATTTAAGTTAACAATTGAATACCGAGGTGGCTATAGACACTAGGCAAGCCATCAAAAGTCTCGACAACGACCCTCTGGGTGATACACGGGGAGCCGTGACCAAACAATACTCAAAATGAGTTGTCTTTATAGCGATTTGCGATCTTGCCCTCGGTATTTAGAGGTTAATATGAAACAAACAATCACAAAGACGAAAACAAACAAGGGAATAGTCAACGCTATTCCTTTTTTTGTGCTATCAATGGATTAAACTCCGGTGGTTGATAGCGGAACATTAAACAGGTAGGAATTAGGACAGAACTCTTAAGAGACCTCAAACGGCAATGCGGATTTAGAAAAACTTTTTAAGTCCGCCGTTTAGGGAGATCGGAAGTTAGGAAGAATACAAAGAAGGAAAGAAGCTCAACTGCTTTTAAGTTACATTACCTCGTAACATCTATCGTAGCACAGTAAAAAATAAACGGTCAAGATCTAAAAAAACGAAAAAACAATTAAAAAAATGTATACTTCAAAAATACCAAAGATAGCCGAACTTCAAAAAAAGATGCGGTCTTGGAAACCAGTAAAGCCTGTGTACCAGATGTCTATGCAAGAATTGACTTTTAAAGAATCTGAAATAGAAGCATGGCTTAAAAAAAACGACGACCATTCACATTTTCAAAAGGTTCTTAATCGATTAGAAGAAATATGCGATGAAATAAAAAGGAGAATATGAAAATAACAAATAAAGATCAATTGAAGGTAGGGACGGTGTTGGTGTGGAAACAAAACAAGAATGAGTTTCTAGTTACTGGCAAGTCTGGTAATGGAGATGAGTTTTTCTTTGCTTGTGAGTGGAATGATTTTGATGACATTAAAAAAAACTACACTATCAAAGACGAAGAAATAAAAGGGGCTAGTAAAGACCTCCCACTTTATTGGGAGTGTAGATACAGAACAGAAGACAACTGGCCTCAAATTGGTGATGAGGTTTGGATTCTGACCGGTGATGGAGGGTCGATTTTTTGTTATTGGGACAACACCGAATATCAAAGATCAGTCAGAGACTTCCTTGGAATCTACCGCACCAAAAAAGAACTATCAAAAGCTCGTGACAGAATAAAGGAGGTGTTGAAATGATTCTAGTTACCGGCCACAAGGGTTTTATCGGCTCTCATTTATTTAAAGCTCTAGATGAGCCAAAAATAGGGCTTGATAAGAAAACGGACTTTGATTTATCTAATTTCGGCAAAACTCGTAAATTCATTAAAAAGCACAAGCCTTCAAAGGTAATTCACCTGGCAGGTATGGCCGTGGCCTCAGAATGTGAGAAAAACCCATCAGAGGCATACAAGAGCATCCATACGGCCACATTTAATCTATTGGAGGCGTGTAAGGATGTTGAAAGATTTGTGTATGTTTCTTCATCAATGGTTTATGGACACTTTCAAAGAAGAAACGGCGAAATTGTACCAGCAACCGAGTCTGATGAATTAAATCCTGTAGGAATTTACGGCCTATTAAAAAAACAATGTGAGGAAATGGTTGAGTATTATGGATTTACATACTTAATGCCCTACACCATAGTTAGGCCGTCAGCGGTTTACGGTCCGGGGGATACTAACGGTAGAGTAGTTCAAAGATTTCTAGACAGTGATACAATTTATTTAGATAACGGTGGAGAGCACCAACTAGACTTTACTTATGTTGATGATTTGGTGGATGGATTTAAGGCGGTACTAGAACACCACTTCTCTGATGGCTTTTTGCCTGGTGTCACTTATAATCTTACTCGAGGTAGGGGGCGAACTATTAAAGAATTAGCCATGATAGTTAAAGATTTAATGCCCGAGAAGAAAATTGTGGTTAGAGAGAAACAAGTCAATCGTCCTAATAGGGGAGCTCTATCAATCGACAAGGCTAGAACCTATTTAGGTTACGATCCAAAAATAGATTTAGAAGAAGGAGTAAGGAGGCTTTATGAGAAATAAAATCAGATTTATTTTAATAAAACTAGCAAACAAGATTGGTGATGATTCACACTATGACTTCGGCGGCGAGGTTGTAAGTATGCCACCTTCGGAAACAAGTTATTAGTAGCTACCAGAAACTCAGT